GACTGCCTGCGTTTAGTGTCTGTTGTGCCATTAGTTTCTTCCCACGGCCACTTCAATAGTGCCAATATGATCTGAATCGTAGTTCTCTAGTGCTTTGCCAATCACTGTGCCTGTTCTAGCATCGCCGCCTGCACTCACAGCACAGCCTGCAATGTTGCTGGCAATCAGCAGATCCCCTTTCTCAATCTTTCCAACTACACGACAAGGCACCCTACCCTGTAGAGCCACTTGATTTTTAAATCCTGGGCAATCACCATTCATGGAATAGGCAGCATTATCGCTCACGACGCCAGCCACTCTATGATCACCTTGTCGATTGGCTATAGTGACTTCTTTGTCGCCGCCAAATATCAACACAGTGCCCACAGCATACTCTCGATCGCCTTCGTAGTATTCTGCCAAATCCGCAGCGTAAGTTGCTTGGAATCTGCTGGAGCCATCCAGTGACCAATAGCCTGTAATCGTACCCGGAGTTGTTATACCACCTGTGCTGATACTGGTACAACTTTTTAATGCTGCTACACTGATACCGGTAGAATCAAGAGTGGCAAATGTTGTGGCACTGTCTTGACTGCGGAATATGTGTTGTGTGTTGTTGTAGAAAGTTTTCTTATCATTGGCTGGTACTGTACCATCACCTATGAAAATACCCACTTGTCCCAAGAAACCATAGTACTGAAGAAATCCTCCAGTACCGCTGGCATTGCTATCAACAGATAGTATACCGTCGATTTTAAGCTGCGAAAGATCAACGTTACGTGCAGCAAAATCTCCGTTACTATCACGTTTTACCAAGGTGCTCGCAGTGTTTGATGAAGCTTCGTCAACAATACTATACGCCCAACTTGCACGAACGGTGCCATCTCCGCCGGTGTGTCGTAGATAGCCAGTAGTTGTGGCGCTGCCGTAATCTGACAGTCTCAGAGCCAAACCTTCATCAACCACAGTGGCAAAAGTCACTTCAGCAACATTGGCTGTTGAAGCTGAACTGTTGCCCAGCAGTCTATCTGCTCCAACCTGCGCCAATTTACTCAGCGCCAGACCGTTGTCTTTGACTGTGACCCAACCGTTGGTCAGTGTGAATTGCGCAGTATCAAAACTTGATATACCTCGCAGAGCTGAGACAGTACCACTTATGCCGGATCCTGTAGTTGTGCTGCTATAGGTTACTGTAGTGGTATTACACGCCAAAACAGTATGAGTTCCGTTGTATCCACTCACGGTTAATCCTGTGACTACAATTTTTTGTCCTGCTGTAAACGGAGCACTGGACTGTGCTGAAGGGAATGTGATAGTGGCCACAGAACCGCTGCCAGTTGCAGTGATGTTGGTAATACTGGCTGATATGGTAGCATAGGCATTGTTCAAACTCAATTTGGCCTGATCAATAGCCGCTGTGGACATGATATTTGCATCGTCAATGACACCATCACTAATGGTAGTTCTTATGACGTTGGTTGTGCTGTCACCTAGCAATATGTCAAAAGTAACTTCGCCTGTGGGTGTCACATTGATAATGGTGTTACCTGTGCCATCCAAGGTTAACAATTGTCCCGATTGTGACTGTGTAAAGTTAAACAGGTTGGTTCCGTCTGTGTCTTTGAGATTGTTAATGGTTATGCTGTCCAGTCTGGCAGCATCACTGGCTAATGTAGGCACCCCAAGATTTTGAATCTTGTACGAATTCATATCCATGTTAGCAGGTCCAACCCAAGGCAAATCTCCGCTGAGAGCCATGAATCCCACATTGTTAGGCACACGATCGCCTAGAGCAATAACGTTGCCATTGAAATCTAATCCCAGCCTACGACCAATATAGGTTCTAACTGCTGATTCTGTAGGCACCGCATCAACACGACCTTCGTCCATTGCTGTGGAGAATTCTGAAATAGTTGTACCACGTTTAAATCCTAGTCCGTCTAACTGACTCAGGGCAATACTAGCAGAGAATGTAACAGTGCCAGTACCCTGATCAACTCTAAAGAATGGCCCCACGTTAAAGTTACCAAATTGGTCAGTGGTCACAAAGAATGTGCGACCCGAACCTCGTTCTTGCATCTGAGCACGTAGTACCACTTGCCCTGTTTCAGTATCCGATTGCGTGGCATATGTCGGTACTGAAATAATTGAATTGACGGGCGGCCCGTAGATCTCACTAGGATAGTTAGTATCGGCATAGCCGCCTGTACCAATTTCCAATAGATCGTGTGATGTCACACGAGTCAAACTGATCCTAATAGTTAGTGTACCATCAGTCAGCGCACCTGGTCCTGGAGCTGATCCTTTGAGAGTAGGCGGATCATTGAATCTTACCACACTGCGTACTAATGCTGGACTGACTGTCAGCAGTGCATAGTCTTGAAGAGTTGTATCACTGTCTTGATAATTGGTTATTTCGTATTCTTGGCCTTCGTGAACAAATCTATAAAATGTACCAGCAGCTATACCAGTTAGCAATCTATTGCCGTCACTGCCGCCTAGATTTCCTATACCAAATGTGGTATCACCACGTTCACCTTGAATCAGTTTGTAGGAGACAGTGGTGCCGGATGTAGTGATATCTAACACGCTGCCTTCTAGTTGGAAAGCTATCGTTCCTGTTGTGGCTGCTGTAGAAGACTGCACCACAATGCTGTTGGTAGCTGCAGAAACAGAATAAATCACTGAGTCCGCACCTAATGCGCCTGTACCACCAGTAGCTATGACACCACCGCTGTCTGTAGCAATGGTTGCGCTGGCAAATGTCACAGTGGTATTGGTACAGGTCACCACGGTTTGTGCGCCATTGAATGGCACACCACCTACAGCAAATGCGCTCACAGTAATCAACTGGAATGGCAAATATGGAGGAACGTTTTGTGCAGCAAATGTCAATGTGCAGGTGGTACCGTTACCTACCGCAGTCACGCCGGTGATGTTTGGTCTTGTGACCAAACTTGACCCTAATACAAAATTTTCCAAGCAGGTGATATCTGTAATAGTTGTAAAATAAGGACCTGCACCAGTGGACACTCCCAGTGTTGGTCCTACTGCAAATGCTAAAGCAGTAGGTACACCTATAAATGTGCTGTCTATCAAAGCTCTGGTACTGACACTGAAATCATTAGCAGTCAGCCCAGCTGTAATCACAAAGTATACTGTGTTTACAGTCAAACCTCCGGGCAACACACCAGCACTGAATCTTACAGGTTGACCAGCTGTGAGTCCGTGACTGTTTTTGGTAAACGTATTGGCCACTGTGCTTACACTGGTCACAGCGTTGGCTGCTCCTGTTTCTACCCCGGGCTCATACACAGTGATTTCTATGTAATCATAATTTTCTCTACCCTGTGCCAAGGCCAATCCATACGGAACCATAGTGGGACTTCCCGACACTGCTGAACCAGTAAATGTGGTTATGCCTGCACCTGTTGCTGTAGCAGAAATAGTAAATGTTGTGGGTGTCGGCGCAGCCTTGACATAATATATGACACCGTCGTCGACTGTGACACCTGCAGTAATTTCGTTGGGTAACACTGCGCCTGGAGGTTTAACAAATCTCACTTGATATCCTGCACGCTGTCTATGATTGATATCAGTTGTTATAACTCCAGTGCCATAGTTTATACCTGTGACAGTATAGGTTTCTAGATCATATGTTTCATCATAGTTTGTGAATTCCAATTGCCTATAGACAAAATTACTGTCATTTATTATCAAAGCAGTACTAGGTCTAGTTGCTACTTCTACTATGTCTCCGTGTAACACATGAAAGCTGTTGTTTCTAACAGTGACACGTTGTCCATGCGGTACTGCTGCTACAAGACCACCACCTGTGCTGATATTTAATTTTGCACGTTTGGTAGCAACGTCGTTGATCTGTGCCGTAGTGATAACGTATCGTACAATTTGACCGCCATGATTGATTTCTAATTCACTGGATGGCAAAGGAAAGAAATCATCATAATTTACATATAATATGTTTTCTCCTTTTTCGTTCAATGTGTCAACTGTGGCAGCAAAAACTGTGGCAGTCTGCGCAAGATCAGTATAAAATCCAGTAGGAGTTGGAACTTCCAATGGATCACTGGCTTCTGCTACCAATGCAAAGTTTCCGTGAGCACTGGATCCACCTACACTTCTAATCTGTCCACCATTCAATGAATAGTAGGAAATTTGACAGTAGTAGGTAAACATACTGACAGCTTCAGCTAGACCGCCGTTGGTAGTTATAAGACCGTAGCCTAGATCACAAACTTGTGTAAAGTCGTTGCTGAGCATGGAACGATTACCGGGCGTAAGAACTTCAAACACTCTGATAAAGCTGTGTACACCTGTCCCTGCACCCACAAAAGTTACTGCTGTGGTACTGCCAGCCACTGCGGCTACTCTAAATTGAGTAAGAGTAAATCCAGCCAGCAACACATAGTATTCTTGATTGGCAGCAATACCAGTTGGCAATGTTCCAGTGGAACTGAATTTTATAATAGCACCTGGTTGTAGTTCGTGAGCAGATGCGGTAGTTATATTTGGAGTACTAAATGTACAGGTAATTGATCCAGCAGCAGGGGTGTAAGGTGTCAGTTCGTCCAATATAAATTGAGCGGTACTAAATCCCCCTGTGGTGGATGTGGCAGCACCTGTTCCAAATGTATATCCTCTGATGTAGTTTATTCTGTAAATTTCACCACTGACAATGAAACTGCAAGGCGTATTAGGAGGTCTCAGCAGTCCTGATACTCGTAAAAATATATTACTGTCTTTGCTGTCTATGACAAATTTCTGATTGCCTGCGAATCCATCCACAAACATACCGCCGGCAAATGTTTTGGTATTTACACTTCTACTAAAAGACGCAGATTCTTGACAGTACGGAGATTTTGCAAGAATCTGTCCCTCTGGGTCCAAGACCATTGAAAATCCACCTTGACCCTGGAAGGTCATGGCTCTTAGGATCACAGCATCGTTACACAAGAACATGTCCATATCGCCATTGTCTTTGGGATAGTTTACTGCTCCACTGTTGCTGATAACGTCAACTATGGCATTGGTCAACAGTGTGATCACAGTGTCGGATCCTACTTCTGCCACCAAACCTTCGTCTAGAGTCTGTAGTGTTGGTACTGTGGCGGTAGTGGCCACACTACCGGACAATGTATATAATATTGCAATATTCACATTGTCGATAATGTCTTGGGCCAAGGTGTTGATGCGCTGAATACCTGCCACAGTCTGAGACAGTTGCGCACCAATAGCCAAGGCAGGATTACTGCCCGGAACTGCTGGTCCCTTGTATTTCAATGCAGCAGAAATTGTACGATTCTGGCCACTCCATTTCAAATCAAATACCATAGAGTCTATGATCAATCCAACGTCCCTATAACAGATATCTTCATTATAGTTAAATGCAGACGTAAATGGAGCAGTGTTTGTTGAAATTTGATTATTGATCCAACCTATGACCTGATCTTGAATAAACTTTCTGTTCAAAGTAATCAGTCGTGCAGCACTGGTATAGTTGCCTTTGTTATTGATCAACGGATAAACAGGCTGTGAAGAATCTGCTAGATAGTGATAACCGTACAGTTCGGTAGCCACAGTTAATCCGTCTACAATAGGATCTCGTCTAAAATTCAAAAATGCCCAGGGACTGGAACTATCAAATCCTATCTGTGGTCTAATAATAGTTCTGCGAAATTCATCGCCTATCACTGCAACGTTTTGAGGCACACGCAATGGTAGATTTTCTAGATAAATGCCAGTTTCCACGAATACCGAAATTTGAATACGTTTGGTTACATCGCCGAATGATATAGCTTCTGGATATCCTAAATCTCCAGGTTCTAAAAATTTTCCACTGATGATATCAACGTCAAATTCTTCGTTGCCGGATGAGTCCAGGGTACCGTCGTGTGCTAGAATCTGCGCAAGGGCACCGGAAGTTTCTCCACGAAGATATAACCCTTCTCGTATGTCTTTGGCTGCATTAGCAGCCACAGTGCTCAATGCCGGGTTGCCGGTAAAGTCTGTTCTGTACCCACTAGTAGACAGTCTAAATCTTGGAAGACTCACAAGTATAGATGGCTGAGAAGTAAACCCAGATCCTCCGTTGGTAATACTGATACTGTTTATACCGCCATCAATTGCGCTGACATCTGCTACACCAAAGGCTCCGCTGCCACCACCGCCATTAAATCTCACCGACACTAGTCCATATCCAGATCCACGGCCGCCTGAGTTAACCTGTACTCTGGCCACTTTGAATGTGAGATTCAAAGTGCATCCAGTTCTAACACCAATACTACTGCCGGGACAGGTAGTGGCTGCAGGAGCCACTGGCGCTGGCAACACACTGTAGTTGCCGCCAGTGATCTGTCTAATGGCAGTGACCGGACCTCGTCCTCCTGTGCCACCGGGACCAACTGACAGCACTTGATATCTTGCTGGAGTGCCTGTGCCTGTTGCAACAGTAAGTATGTCACCAGGTAGATAGTTTAAGCCTCCACTAGCAATCTCAACGGTATCCACATTCATAAAAATAAATGCTGGACTAAACCCAGTGCCTGTAGTAGCACCGGTATCGTCAATTTCTACCAAGGTACAAGGCTCATCTCCGTTGTTCCAGGTAAGAACTTTCTTGTAAGGACCAATTTCTAACGGTGCCTCGAGTACCAATTCTTCTGCTCGTTTAAGAGCAGCTTCTAGAGTTTTATATGCATAGGCCAAACTGCGACCTTGTCTGTCCAGACCAACACCCGGCCGATCATCTAAACCGGCTGTACTCACATACAGATTCACTGTGCTACTGTAACCAGAACTGTCAACATATCGTTTAGTGGCAGCAATCAAACCATTGTAGGCCACATCATCATCGTCTACAGGATCTCTTGAAAGTATCAGCGGTCCTGTCATGGTACCAAATGCAGTGTTGGTGGTATTAGTAGCAGGATCAAGGGCATCTATTCCTTGAAGAGATATCTTGGAATCCACATAGCCTTTGTTGGCCGCCAATCTATTTGTTTCTGTGGCAGTAGATCCGTGAACTGTGTTTATCCTACCGATCGAATCAGTAAGTTCGGAAAAAGATCCAATGTTAGGTAAATTTCCAATGGGATATCTGACACCACCACCTTGAGCATTAACTGGACCTCCTAGATTCGGACTAGGATCACCTGAGATGTCTGAAAACAGGCTGTTGACCACAATGGAATTTTGACTGGTATCAAAATCAATTTGAATACCTTCACCTGCTTCTAGTTTTTTAAAAACTACTCCGTCTGTGGTATCATTGACAACAACCAAGGCATTTTCGTAATCGTTGGGGAATGATGCAGGGGTATCGTCTAGGCCTATGAACGTGAGTTTTTCACCTAGTCCTAGTGAACTATAGAGTTCTCTAAAGTTATCGTTAACAGATCTAAAACTGTCTCTGATACTGTCGCCAGTGCCGTCGTTGCCAATTGCACCAATATTAATAATTTTTCTTGCCATAGCAAATCCTATGTGTTTGGATATCGATAA